TATCAAACAAGGATTGCTGTTGTTGCATTAATTTTTGCGTATCAGTTGTTAGTTGCTTTATAGAGTCATTGCCCAATAAACTGTCTAAATTAGCATACGATTGTTCAATTGTTGCGGCATAGTCTAACCTTGGACGAAATTGTTCCTTATTTTTTGTTTTTATAGATTCGCCAGCACCAACTGGGTCCTGTCCAGTTTCTGTTGATTTGTTTATTCCAGGATTATTTATATCCGATATTGTTTTTACTTCATTATCCTCTTCGGATGTTTGTTGATTAGTTATGTCTTTGTTAGGTTTCGCATTTTTAACAGCAGGCATAGCAGTAGCTATTTGTGTATCTTTGCCGTCAATGTTGGCTAAAGCTGTAGCGGTAGCTGTAGCTGGACTAGTTTCTTTATTTTCTAAACCTTCCCGCATTCTGTTCACCATTAAAAAGTTAGTAGATATCATAGCAACTAACAAAACTATAGCCATATTTTTGCTAAATTGATATGTCATCACACTAACTAATGCAAAAAATACAACTGCGTTTATATTATGCATAACTAAATATCCCAGTACATTTGAAGCCGATAAAAAAGCAATAATATATAATGTATATTTATTTGAGAATATTTTTGATACTACACTTGCAATACTCATATTATATATTACCGTTTTAAAAAAAATTGAATAAAATATATTATTAATTCATATTAATATATCCTAATGCAAACTATGAATAATAACTGGCGATTAATGCTTTGTGAATTACATAACCCAGTTGTACACGGGAAAACTAGAACAAGCGACCCAAATATTGAAACACATTATTTAGTTTATAACACGTTCAATCCTGCTACTAAGATATCATCTGATTATTATGAGACTGATTACTATGATGTCAATCGCGACGAATATGATGACTATGACGATAAAGACTTTACAACCATTTATGAGGATATACAGTTTTTAAAGGATATATATGCTAATCCAAATAATTATATAATTTCTTATTCCGAAAATCATCCAACAATCAGAAATTATCATGCTATTGTTTCATCTGCTAATTATATTAAACCTGAAATAGGAGAATATATTATATTACCCACACAAGAAGCGGTAGCCATATTAAAAACATTTTGGTTGCGTATTATTCAAAAAAAGTGGAAAAAAGTATTTCAAGAACGCAAGAAACTTATGAGAATGCAATGCGAATTTTCTAATTTAAAGGTTCGAGAAATGCGTTCTAATGCATGTTTGAATTTGCCTGGATTAAAGGGGATGTTGAGTGACCTAAAATGTAATAAGTAATCTATCATTGTGATATAAGTTTTTTTATGTTTTTTTTGAGCGTTTTGCGGATTTTGCCTTGGAAGATCCAGTTATTATAGAACTTGACTTGTCTAATTTTGCACTAGTACTATACACATAGCCACCTATTTGCTTACCCATTCTCTTCCGTTGGTGTTTTCTTGTTTTACGTTTACCACCTGTTTTAAAACTAGAACTAGCTGTCCTATTTTCAAATTGGTTTACCAAATTTCGTACATTACCTGCTTGTCCAGGACCACTACCACTATTTACAGTTCTAATTATATCATCTATATTGTTATTTATTTGTTGAAATTCTTGATCCATTACACCCTTATTTCTTTCATTAGCTAATTCATCCATTATAGTGTCTATCAGTCTAATTTGTTCTTGTAATCTATTATTTACCGACGTAATTTCACTCGACATTCGCTCATTAACTGATGCTAAATTGTTTTCAACTTCTTGTTTTTGTGCTTCGAGTGCCTGTTTTTCATTGGTTAATCTGGCGATTTCAGCATCTTTATTACCCGCGTCGGATGTTAATTGTTGTATTTGCGCATCTTTTTCGGCAATTTGCGATTTTAATGCATCTATTTCTCGCTGTAAGTTTGTTATTTGAGCTTGACATGCTGATGCCGAATTGTTGGCAGTAGTTAATTCATCTGTTTTCGCTTGAAGTTGTTGTTTTAAACTAGCTATCTCTTGTTTTAATGGGTCACAACTACCAAGGGCACGTAGATTTTGTATTTTTCCGCTAAGTTCGCCTAGTTTGCGTATAATATAGGCTTTATATTCATTAGCTCTATCTTTTTGTTCGTTTACTTTAGTGGTAATAGAACCAATGGTTTTTTCTAATGTCTGTATAGCGGGATTAAAATCATTCATCTATATATTATTATATTATTTTATTTATATTCAATTAATTCATCTAGTTCCATCTTAACCTTGTCAATTTCGGTAATGATATCTTTTTGGTCGTGTTTTGCAATTCTTAATTGTCCATCAACTAAATTTTCGGTTGCAATTAAATCACTTATATATTCGTTTAACAACATAAGGGTGTCGCGCTGTTGTTGTTTTTCGGTTAAAATATGTTCGTAATATTTATTATAATCTGATTTAACACCACTTAAATACTGATTAAGAACTTGTTTGTTTTCTAAATCCTTTTTCTTTTTAACTAACAAGTTTTTTTTATTTCTAATTTCTAGTTCAATTTGCGATAACTGTAAATCTCTGGTGCCTAATTGTATGCTCATTATACTATTAATAAGTTATTAAAAATAATTAATAAATGTATTTATTAAACAAATATAAAATCTGTGGTATATATTATTTAGGATGTCCAAGAATAGTTCAGAACCATTATTAGCCCCAAACGATAATAGATTTGTGATGTTTCCTATTGTCTATAACGATATATGGGACATGTATCAAAAACAGGTAGATTGTTTTTGGAGACCTGAAGAAATAGATTTATCAAAAGATTTAGACCATTGGAATGCTCTTAATAATAATGAACAAATGTTTATTTCCTTAATATTGGCTTTTTTTGCTGCATCAGATGGTATTGTTTTGGAAAATTTAGCGCAACGATTTATGAACGAAGTTCAGGTGTCAGAAGCCCGTGCATTTTATGGGTTTCAAATCGCTATGGAAAACATTCATAGTCATACTTATAGCAATTTAATCGAGACCTATATTAAAGATAAAGAGGAAAAACGTAAATTATTTAATGCTATTTCTAATTACCCTTGCATAAAAAAGAAATCCGTTTGGGCGCAAAAATGGATACACGATAATCGTTCTAGTTTCGCTACACGGTTAGTTGCGTTTGCATGTATCGAGGGTATATTTTTTAGTGGTGCGTTTTGTAGCATATTTTGGTTAAAAAAGCGTGGATTGATGCCTGGGTTAACTTTTAGTAACGAATTGATTTCTAGAGACGAAGCACTTCACTGCGAATTTGCGTTATTACTGCATTCAAAGTTGGTAAAAAAAATAGATAAATCCCGCTTATATGAAATCGTAAAAGAGGCTGTCGAAATCGAAACGGAATTTATTTGTGATGCATTGCCCTGTAATTTAATCGGGATGAATTGCACTATGATGACACAGTATATTCAATTTGTGGCAGATAGATTATGCGTACAACTTGGGTATAAAAAGATTTATGGGGTTAGCAACCCATTCGATTTTATGGAGTTGATTAGCCTCGAGCAAAAAACAAACATGTTCGAGAAAAAAAATAGCGTGTACTCGCTCGCTAACAAAACAACATCAATCTCCGATTTTGAATTTACCGAAGAGTTTTAAATTAAGAATATTATAAGATTTTAATATAAAGACAACTTATACTATTTATTTATAAAATGCCCAAAAGGTTACCAGATTATTCGGCTACCACTATTTATAAATTGTGCTGTAATGATAAAGACGTTAGCGACATTTATATAGGTCATACAACCAATGTGCCACAACGAAAACATCAACACAAAACTTGTAGTTGTAATGAAAATTGTAATATTTATCTATATAGATTTATCAGAGAACATGGGGGATGGGATAATTGGTCTATGGAAGAACTAGCAGTTTATGAATGTAAAAACAAACGTGAAGCATTAATTATCGAACGAATTTGTGTTGATCTATTTGGGGCTAGTTTAAATACCAATAAGCCATATTCTACCACAGAAGAAAAAAATCTTCAAAAACAGTTGTTTTATGAAAAAAATAAAGAGGCTATATTAGCTAAGGCTAAACTACAATATGAATTATGTAGAGAACAAAAACTAGCATATAGTTCTAAATATGCGGAGAAACATAAAGACAAAATAACTGCATACAATAAAGAATATACCAAAATAAATGCCGAAAAACTAAAAGAACAGACAAAAATTTATCGTGAAAATAATAAAGAGGCAATCAAATTATCGATAAAAAAATGGACGGAAGAAAATAAAGAAAAAATAAAAGAACAAAATAGTCAAGTTATAAACTGTGAATGTGGTCATTCTTATAAGTTTAGATATAAACACAAACATTTAAAATCAGACAAACATAATAACATATGCAAACCGGTACCTGTTATAACCGAAATTATGAAACAAGAAAAGGAATTGAAAATCAAGGAACAACAACAAACCTATAGAAAAACACATTCGGAACAAATAAAACAATATAAAAAATCTCATTATGACCAACATAAAGATAAGATTATGGAACAAAATAATGCTTATCATGAAGCACATAAAGAAGAAATAACAGAAAAACAAAAAGAATATGTAGAAAATAATAAGGATAAAATTAAAGCAAGACAATCCGAATGGTATCAAGCAAATAAGGACAAAATTAAGGCAAAACAGACAGAATTAATTACATGTGAGTGTGGTTCTACTATTCGTAGAGGTGGATACGCGGAACATTGTAAGTCTGTTAAGCATAAAGAATATTTGTTAGTTTCAACTTAAATACATCATGACAACATAATGTATTTATAATGATTTCTTGCAAATTATGTGGTGGCTTAGGCAATCAATTGTTTCAAATATTTACAGCAATTTCGTACGCATTACAGTATAATAAATCGTTCTTCTTTTTAAATAATTATCAATTGGGAAGCGGAACCAATGGCGACACTATAAGATACACATATTGGAAAACTTTTTTATCCGACTTGAGACCCTTTTTAAAAAATAAGAATGAACTTCCTGAATTAACAACAATATATGAACAAGAATTCGCCTATACAGAACTTTTTAGTAATTCCACCGACATTTTGTTAGTTGGTTACTTTCAAAGTTACAAATATTTTGATATGTATAAGAATATGATTTGTAAATTGTTGAGACTGGATTCAAAAAAAAAACAAGTAAAAACCAAATATGCTTATAATTTTAATGATATACATTCTATATCGATGCATTTTAGGTTTGGTGATTATAAAAATTATCCAACCATTTATAATTTGTTAGTTTATGATTACTACAAAGATGCGTTACAATATATCATTCATAGCATGTTAGAAACAAATATGGAGCGTAAAGAGATTTTTGTATTCTATTTTTGTGAAGAAGAAAGCATGACTGATGCTAAACCCATTCTAGACAAACTAACAACAAGTTTTCCAAAAATAACCTTTGTTAAAGCGAACACACGGATGGAAGATTGGGAGCAATTATTGTTTATGAGTTTATGTGAGCATAATATAATTGCGAATAGTACCTTTAGTTGGTGGGGCGCTTATTTGAATTCCAACGATGAAAAAATAGTTTGTTACCCAGAACAATGGTTTGCACCAGAAGTGACCAATAAGCCTTTACATGATTTATGTTTGGACTATTGGATGGCTATTTAATAGAACATAAATATATTTATTACACCTTTGAATATTTAAAATAGCACACTTAATATATTTTTTTAGCATATATGTATAAGTTGAATAAATTTCCTGTATCATTATCAATAAAATTTTTA